CCAAGGCGGGGTCGCTGCCGGGTTGAATTTGCTGACGTCACGCTGCCGCAGATACGCCGCACCAGCCCGCAACCCGCCGGCCTTGAAATAGCTCCACAGGGCAGCAGAATCCTCCTCTCGCATCAGTGGCGCATCGGTCCACGTCACCCACCAGCGTCGATCCTCCGATGGGATTGCAATGGCGTCCCGATAATTGGTCATGCCTATGACCAACGATTGATTGACGACCGATATCGGATGCTGGCCCTTGCGCTGCACAGTCAATAGCTCGGGCGGCGCCGCAAGAATCGGTTTCAGCCGGTTTTCCAAGGCACGACGGTCGATGGCTTCGCTCTGCCGCAGTTCATTGAAGATGATAACCTCGTTTTCGAGGAAATAGCCCCAGACCTGCTGCAGCTCTGCGGCCTCGACGCGAGTAGTATTGGTTTCGTTGGCGCCGCCGATAGCGTAAAGCAGCGGCGCGATCATCGAGTCTTTGCCGGACCCAGGCACGCCGCCGATGAGCAGCGCATGATTGATTTTGACGCCGGGATGCTGGACCTTGTATGCCATCGCGTCCAGCAAATGCTGCCGCTCTGCCGGGTCCGAGATCAGACGCTCAACGTGAGCCAGCCACGGGCCGGGGTCACCGCCCACGCAATCCGGTCTGGCGTTGCGCCACTTGTTTCCGAAAACCTGCCCGACGTGCTCGCACAGGACCGCGCGCCCAGGCGCGTAGGTGATACCCTGCAGCATCCGGCCACGCATCGCAGCACGGTTTTCGTCGTAACTGGTGGCCGCCTCGACCCGGCGCGCCCCGCCTGATGCACTGGCGTGGATGCTATGGCACCGGACGTGCCGATAGAGCGCATTGAACGAATTGCGCGTGTATTCCACGCACTGCTGGATGTCGAAATACCCGTCGTCGGGCACGACGTAGGCAAACCGCTTGTGCCACTCGCCGATCTCAAGCGCAGACGGGTCGCGCTCGTCTGCCGCAGCCTGCGCCTCGGCGTGCTCTGTGGCCTGCGGCTCGGGCTTCGCTGCAGGTTCGGGTGCTGCCGGCCCCCAGAGCGTCGTCCTCGGCGCAATCCAGGCCCGCGCGTCGGACCACCGCGCCCACCCGCTGTCGGCGCAGTCCCAACCGTCAGGCTGCCCGCTGGGGTTGATGACCTTGACCTCGGCCGCCAGCGGCTGCAGGATGGCCGCCAGGCGCTGCATGGCCTCGATGCCGGCAGTGTCAGCGTCAGGCCACAGGAGGATTTTCCGGCCGCGCACCGTCTGCCAGTTCGCTCTGCTGAGAGCCTGCGCGCCCCCGGGCCAGGTCACGGCGACGTAAGGCGAGCCCGCCAGGGCTGCGGCAGCCTCTGCGGCTTTCTCGCCCTCGACCACCAGCACCGGATCGTCAGGGCGGGCCTCCAGTTCCTGCAGCCTGTAAAGCGGGCGCGGCACCGGCCACTGGCCCGTGCCCCAGCCGTCGGTGGAAAACGTCCACGGGATGATCTGCTTGCGGCTGTCGGGCGGGTCGTATCGCGCGACGTACCCGAGCACGTCACCGTCGCCGTTAAAGTACGTCCAGCGCGCTGACGGCGCGCCGTGGATCGGGTGGATGCAGTCGCAGTCCGCCGCCTCGCTGGGGACCGGCACGATAACCTGCCGCTGCGGTTTCGCTGGGCGCGGCTTGGCAGACACGCTGCTGGCGGGCGCTTCGTCGCTCAGTTCGCGGTAGGCCTCGGCCATGCTCAGTTCATGGATGGCAGCGTACAGGCTGATGAGATCCCCGCCGCGTTCGCTGGTGGCGAAGTCGGCCCACCGGCCCGACAGGAGGTTTACGCCGCATGAGTCGCCCTCGCCGCCGGCTAGGTCGCCGCACACCCACTCATGGCCCCGCCTGCGACCGCCTGCGAGCCACTGCGGGACGAGGGTTTCCGCGCTGATAAGCAGGCGCTGTGCGAGTGCGCTGAAGTCGAGTTTCGTCGTTGTCATGCATCCCCCAGCAGACGCTGCGCATCCTCAACACTGCGGCAAACGCCCGCCACGCCCCCGGCCTGCCGAATCGTGGCGAGGAATTCCTCCTGACCGGGCCGCATCCTGCCGGTGCGCGACTTCACTTCAATCGCCAGCGTGCGGCCGTCTTTCAGGACGCCCATGATGTCCGACATGCCGCGCGCGGTGTTGGCCCGGATGTACCGCGTCGAGCCGTCCCTGTTGCGCTCCGCAAAGGTGCCGGAATTGATCCGCCAGCACTGCGCCACGCGCGGATGGTGCTTCAGCAACCGCATGATCGCCTTGAGGATCTCGGCTTCTGACGGCTCGCGCTGTTCTGCCGGCGCCGGCTCGCGCTTGACGCGTTTCTTCGGCTCTGGCGGGATGTCGATCTTCCGCACCGGCTTTCCCGACAGAGCTGCGTACAGCGCCTCGGATTTCTGGTGCGCAAGCATCACCTCGCGTAGGGTTTTTCTGCCTCTCATTTCCGACCCTCCGCCTTGTCGATCTCGGCCTGCAGCGTCGCCACCGCTTCCTTCGCCATCTCCAGCACTGTGGACAGCATCACCGCATCGCCAAGACACGCGCGGATCGCAGCAGTCTCATCGCCGGGGCCGTAGTCGCCGCTATCCACCCACTCAATGTCGTGCAAGGCCTTGACCACCAGCTTCAGATGCTTGGCAAACGCCCGACGCTCTGGCGTGTCTGTGGTAAAGGTCGCCTCGTACTCAAGCCTGGAGTAGATGTAGTTCATGGCTCCGCCGCTCATCGCTTCGCCTCCTGCGCGCACCGCGCCGCATATGCCCACACCGACGCCACTTGCTCATGCGCCTTCAGCTTGTGCTGCACCAGCGGCCTGATAGCCAACTTCGGCGGCGGCGGAGCACCGGCGATCACCCACACCCAGATGTGCTCATTGATGCGGCGTTTCTGCAGCCTGCCCTGCACGCGCAGCTTCCTCAGATGCTGCGCCGCAGTGTCCTGCTTGCACCCGAGGTGCGCCGCCACTTGCTCACGCAGCACCGGCTGATGCGCCTGCACGAAAGCCAGAATGGCCAGTTTTTCGTCGCTGAGACTCATTCAACTGGCCTCCACGGAACCATCTTCGTGCGCAGCTTCGCCTCCGCAGCGCGGATCAGAAACCGCGCCTGCGTTTTCGTCACGCCAGGCAGCGCGGCCTTGAACCACAGACGGCCGATTTCGTCGTCCGTCAGGCTGACGTGCCGGCACTTGTCCAGCAGGGCGAGCGTGCCCGCGGGGGCGACTTCCCAGTCTGATGTCATTTCTTTTCCTCCATCCAAGACCACCAAATGCGCCGCTGCACGGTTGCTGGCGCCGCCATCGCGGCCACTTGGGCGGCCTCGTCGCGGTCAAACCACGGGGTCGCAGCGCGCGACCACTTCGCGCCGTCCCACCAGCGGAGAAACTGTCCCTTACGGGCCACGCTGGCCCGATACCAGCCCACCGCAGGCGGCGGGCCGGGGTTCCATTCAATCGTCATGGCGCAACCTCAAAACGTCGAGCGGCCGCGATCATAGGCCCGCACCGCCCGCCGCGTCCATATCCCGACTATTCCACGAGGGTATCCGATGCTGCTTGACGCTCCGCGACTGTCTTGTATGATGCCCTTGCGTTGCGGCGCATCCCGCAAACAAAAGGAGAGAAAGCGATGAATTACTCGGCGATTCCCGGCCCCGGCGACGTGGCCACTTGGCCCACGCATTCTGCCGGTTTTGAAGGCAACCACCCGTACAAACAGGAAGCCCGTGACCACTTGCTGGCCTGCCCTGCAGACTGGCAGGAGTGGCTTGCCGAAGTGAGCCGCGCTCGCGAGGGTGCGGCGTTCTCGACGCTCAACGTGCGCGAGGAAGACATGGACAGCGTGTGTGTTGACACGCTGTTGGCTTGCCTGCTCAGCGGCACCCGTGCGCAGTCCGAAGCGGCGCGCTACGAACTGCAGTCGCGGTTTCTGCGGGACAGAGCCGACCGGCTGCGGCGGCTTGAGGATCAGTTGTGCGCTTCGCAGCAGGGCGACCCTGAGCCTGAGTTCTGCGACGATTTCTGAGGAGGTTTGGATGATCCTTGAAACCGCAGACCAACGCACCGACGACTGGTACGCCGCTCGCTGCGGCAAGGCCACCGCATCCCGGTTCAAGGATGTGCTGGCTCGCCTCAAGAACAACGCACCCGCCGCTGACCGCCAGAAATACCTGACGGAACTTGTGGTTGAGCGCCTGACCGGCCAGCCTGTGCCCAGTTATGAGAACGCTGCCATGCGCTGGGGCACGGAGCAAGAGCCCGCCTCCAGGGCGGCATACGAGCAGCGCACGGGCGTCGCGGTGGAAGAGACGGGCTTCGTCGCCCATGACACCCTGATGGCAGGCTGCAGCCCGGACGGCTTGGTGGACTGGGACGGCTTGGTTGAGATCAAGTGCCCGTGGAACACCGCGAACCACATCGAAACGCTGATGAACGGCATGCCCGACGAGCACATTCCGCAGGTGCAGGGCCAGATGTGGATCACTGGCCGTCAATGGTGCGATTTCGTTTCTTACGATCCCCGGATGCCTGAGCCGCTGCAACTGCACGTCCAGCGCATCCAACGTGACGAGGCGTTCATCGCCGACCTCGAACGTCGCGTCTCGTCATTCCTGCAAGAGGTCGGCACTCAAGTCGAGGCGCTGCGGCGTCTCGCGGAAAGCAGAAAATGACTCAGGAAAAGCAGAAGCGACCCTACACGCGGAAGATGAAGGTCTTCGTCGTGACGGACATGCACGCCAACGAGCGACTGGTGCGAGCCTACACCTCGGCCGACGCGCTGCGCCATGTCACGCCCACGTTCCTTGTGACGCCGGCCGATCAGGACGACATCATTAGCCTGATGGCCGCCGGCACGCCCGTGGAGACCGTGGGGCCGCCCACGATCCTGCCCGCGATCATCTCCGCCGACGAATCCGCCGGCCTGACTGACTGAACCCACGGGGCGGGAAACCGCCCCATTTTGGAGAGCTCCGATGTCAAACTCATACGAACCAAAATTTATGGCCGAAGCCTATGACCTGCTGGTCAAAAGTCTGAAGGAACAGCTTGCTGGCGCGCAAAAGCAGGCTGGCTTGGCGTCAAGCGAGCAATCTGACAAGCAGTGCCACATTGAGAAGGTGATATTTAACTTTGTCTTGAGGCATTGCGGCTATGAAAAGTTGATTGAGCTTGGCGCTCAGATTGACGAGATGCTGAAAAAAGAGCACGGCAAAGATGATGGCTATGTAGATTTTTTGGAAACCGAATATCACTCACGAAAGCCCCGCCGTTAACCGGCATCACTACAGGAGTAACACCAATGACAGCACTTGTCCCCGTAGACCAGATCGAGCGCATGGCGCTTGCGGTTGCCAAGTCCGGCCTGTTCGGCGTCAAGACGCCCGACCAAGCCATGGCCCTCATGCTGGTGGCGCAGGCCGAGGGCATGCACCCCGCCATCGCCGCCCGCGATTACCACGTCATCAACGGTCGCCCCACGCTGCGAGCCGACGCCATGCTGGCGCGGTTCCAGCAGGCCGGCGGCAAGGTGGAATGGGGCGAGTACACCGACCAGCGCGTGGTGGGCACGTTCTCGCACCCGCAGGGCGGCAGCGTCCGCATCGAGTGGACGACCAAGATGGCTCAGGACGCGGGCCTGACGCGCAACCCGACGTGGAAATCCTACCCACGCCAGATGCTGCGGGCGCGATGCATCAGCGAAGGCATCC